AAAGAAAGTCGTCGTGATTATTACCAGAAGGGGATCTTTTCGTTTGCTTGCCATGCAAGCTGAACACAAAAAGACTACGCCATGCGTCCGTCGTTCAGCGAAAAGATCCCCACTTCTGTTTTGTAGCCAGCTCTCAATCTAACACTAGGCAACTATGATGTTTAATGGGAAATCTGAAAGAGGGCTGGCACACAAAATAGATAAGAAAACTATGGAAAATACACTCGCAAACATGGCTCAGCCTACCGCTATTCGTGATATCGTTTCGACGACTACTGGCAAGGTTCGGGGATCGCAATATCTCTTTGCTTGTGCTGAGACCCCTCTTGAACTCAAGAGTAGGCTCAAGGATGCTGGGCTGAAGGGAAACAAGCTCTCTTCTGCCATTCGTGAGATTCGCAAAGGCTCGATGAGCTTGGCATGGGCTGAGACTCAAGTGTTCATGGAGGGAATGCGTCACAAGGGATTCATTCCAGTCCAAGCTCAGGAACTCAAAAACACGGGTTGCCTTCGGTTCGAGAAGCTCAAGGATGAGCCAGTCAAGAAAACCACTTCCTCCGAGGAGGTTCTCAACACTGCGGCCAAGAACCTTGCAGACAAAATCGGTTGCTCTCTCGAACAGGCTCTTGAGTATCTCAAGTAAGTCCTAACTCTGTCAGATTGACACTCAGCCTCTACCTCTTATGGGGTAGGGGTTGCAGTCAGTTTAACACCTACAAAAAAACCATGAAAAAACACTGCATTCAATCTAACTTCTCGGGGCTTCGGGACTGCCAAGTCCACAAGAAAGACTCTTACTTTGACTTTGACTGGGATTATAGGAAGCCCCTTCGTATGCCTAAGTTGCCAAAATACAAGCCTTTGCCTTCACCTAAGGAAGTGAGGCTCGCCATGCAGGCTAGGATTGTGGAAGCAGAGCTGGCTCGTCCAGCCTGGGTAGAGCAGAATCGTCTCCGCCTGATTGCAGAAGCTCGTCAAAAGTTGGGTCGTCCGTAGTAGTGGAAGGTATACAACCTACCCCTGTACTCTGACGCCCGGATTCTCTACACGAATCCTCCACAAATTCCCCCTCCAAAATGTCATTTTGGGCGGTGACTGCTAGGCGATCATTTACAAGTTGAAGGCTCACGATGGTATTGTTCTTTGTCGTGCCATCATCCAGTCCCAAGGTTCGACGCATCATCTTGTCGGCAATGTCAAAGTCCTTCCAGTTCTTCGGAGGGGTGATAATTGTAGACTCGATCAAGCGAAAGAGCTTGTGTGCAGCCTTTACCCGATACTCTTTTGACAATTCTTCGAGATCCGAAGTCCTTGTCGTTGTCTTCGCTAGGTTTTCGAGGGCTTTGCTCTCTTTAATCTGCTCCGAAAGAGACTCATTCACTGCAACACTGGCACACTGCTGACTTGTTGCGGCTTTAAGTAGATTTGCCTGTCTCGTCGGTGTTAACCATTTTCCTCTGACGCTACGCTGACGAACAGCGGCCACATTGATACCAAACAACCGGGCTACCTCGACGAGTGGAGTCCCATTTTCAACTGCGGTCTGTATCTTATCCCAAGGGACATTTAGTGGAGGAGGCATATTTAATTTAGTGCCTCCGTGTATCAGTTCAGCTCAATTTAATCAACCATTAAATTAAACAAACCTATCATCATCATGCGACAACCATACCCTAAAGAGAGCCCACGCCGTTATTACTGGAATGGGATGCGGTCGGTATTACAGGAACCCGAACCCATGTGGTTTAAGGTGTTCGGTGTGGTGTGGGTGTTGTGCTTCTACGCTTGGATCTATTTTTGTCTGTTCAGTCAATAACCCAACAACCAACCCATAAGATGAAGAGAAGAAACAATTACCTCCACTTTGAACGCAACAAGGTTGATCGTTCAACGGCACCGACGGCACCCTCCAAGTATGTTCGGCAAGAACGACCAGACCAACCTGCCAGGTATGCAATCCCGGTCGATTCGTTCTCGGGCTCCATCCAATTCGTTGAGGACTTCGCCGAGTTTTACTTTGAGCATTCTTTGAACGACCGCTAGGTTGATTAAACCAAGCCATTTTTGTGCACGGGGAGTCTAGCAGGACACCTCTTTCTTTCTGTCAGTCTGTTAGTAACCACAACAACCCAACCCACCAACACCATGCCATCATACATTGATCCTGTAGAGACTGAGTTCATCCACTGGGTGCCCGGTCAGAAAGCAAATGCTCAGGTTGAGACTGAACAAGCGGAGACCATCGAGTCCCTAGTTCGCCAAGTGGAGCTGGCCGATGCGGCACTGGCACACTGCAACACTGACTTCCTTTTCATTAACCGATGAACAAGTTCCTCGAAGCTCTTGAGATCTTGCTCATCGCCTTGGCACTGAATTGTGCCTTGAACACCTTCCACCAACTCTACACCCACCTCACCAACCAATGAGTAGAAACATTAGCTCGGTAGTTGCTACTATCTTCCATCATAGGTCGGGGATTAACTTCCACAAGCCGACCAACACGAAGGTTGTCAGTGACTTCTTTAGCACGAGAGCAGTGTTGCACGGCAACACGATAGCACGGCTGGATCACGAGACTGGCGATCTCTACTTCGATCTGTGCGGTCACAACACCCCGACCACGAGGGATCGCCTCCGTGCAATCGGTGAGAAGTATGGGATCTCGGTGTCGGTGATGGGCGGCAAAGCCTACTACTGGCGTGCGGGTTTCCCAGTGCCGATGCCCGACAAGGGCGAGATCCGAGTCCACCGCAACCTCAACCTGGTACCTGCATGAATGAAAAAGTAACACTCCACACGGCAATCCTTGACGGCAAGCTGATCGGTTTTTCAAGTGAGACCGACTTCTTGGTTCAGTTAGGTAAAGGGCGAGGCTCTTACCGAACCAAGTGGGGATTCAAGGGCAACCTTCCCCAAGCCTTGCTTTACTACAAGAGCTTGAATGTGGGCAACGGCTACAAGAAGCGGTTGCTCATGCCTTCCAGTAGCAAACCGATCCTTGCCCGGTGCTTCAGTGTATGACCTTTGAACAGATCGATGCCTGCATTCGGCTGGGCGTTAAAGTGTATAAGAAGTATAGCACCCGGCCTCTACAAAGTTTAAGGCCACCTCGTCCCCACATCCGAAATGGCCAATATCGCCATGGGGGTATGCAGGGTCGTGAGAATTGGTGCCTGTGCTACGGCTACTACGGAGGCAACGAGCTCTGGGGCGAGGAGTTTCCTAGCCTCGAATTGCTTGTTGGGTTCTACGGCGGCCCAAGCCGTTTCACCACGCTTGAGCAGAGAAAGCGTAAAGGTAAAAATTTAACAAAATAAAAACTTGCAGTGGTTGCATCAACCATGCAACAAGTTGGACACCTTAAACAAAAACTATGAATTCCTTTAAGAAACCTTCATTGGTTGTCACTCAGGCGGATCTCGAATATCTCGGAGACAACTTCGTCCAGACAACTCTTTTACTTCATTCTTGCAGGGGGCGTCGGTCGTCCTTGGAGTCTGTCCCAAACAAATTCTCTCGGCTTATCCGATCCATCGACCAAGAGATCTGCGAACTGCACGATGAATATACCATCATGTCGTATCGGGGCTGTGGGTTTTTGAAACTCACAAGCTACTCGGAGTTTCACCGGGCAATCCATCGCTTGTTCCAAAAACGAGAAAACGCTATCGGAAATTTATTGAACCTTTTGAAGAAAGCGGGTGGTGAAGCAGTCAGTGAAATAGCCTCCAAGTTTAACCATTCCATTGTCTTTAAGCAGTTGGATATGGAACGCATTGAAATAGGGGAAGTCAAACGCCTTCTTAAAAGCCTGCCCCCAAGAAAACCCAAATCCTTTGTCAGCAAATGGATCAACCTTTTCAACACCTCCAAATGACCACACAACAACTTGATCGGTTGCTTGAACCGACACGCCGTAAGATAAAGAGAGAGCAGCTTGAGATCCAGACGCTCTGGTTCCTGTGCGGTCTGCTCTTCTTCATCATCACCTCGCTGGTTGGTTTCTTCCTAGCGATTTACTTTCACCCCTTGGTTTAATCAACCACCACCTTAAATAAACCCGATGTCCACACAACTAGAGAAGCTGACCGAAGAGTTCGGTGAACGCTGCGGTCTATACGCTCCGTTCTGCCCTGCCTGCGAGATCCCTTGGGATCAATTACCAAAATTATGAGCCGAACCATTCGTAACTCTTAAACAACTAATCCTATGGTCTTTATCAACGACGAGCACCGCAACACTTACTACGAAGCGGCCAATCGACCGACTGCTCAACAGCTTCTCAATAGTCCGACCACCTCGTTCTGGCTCAAGGAAGCGATCCGAACCTGCCTAAATCGGGACTGCTTGGATGCTTTCACCGATGCCGATCTGCTCCTTGAAGTGTGTCGTGATCATATGACCGAGCAACTTCGCAAAGAGCGTCGGGATAATGTGCAACAAGTTCAACCAAACCAAACCCAACCCAACCATGCCTAACCATACAACCAACATCCTAGAAGCTCCAGGTCACGACGATGTGATCAAACTCATTGAGCCTTACATGGGCTCCAACAATAGCGATTCTGGGCGTCAGTGGACGCTCGATCTCAACAAGATTATCCCGATGCCTCCCGAACTGGAAGGCACGGAATCACCACGGGATAAACCCAACTGGTATGACTGGCGTGTTGAGAACTGGGGCACCAAGTGGAACACCTACGATCCTGACCTAGACCCAGAAAATCCTACCGATCAATTCAAGTTTTATACTGCATGGGCTCCACCGATCCCCTGCATCGTGAAGCTTGCAACACTGGTAAAGGCAACACTGGTTCTTTACTACCTAGACGAGGGTGGCGGATTCATTGGCAAGCTGACTGCCAACCCTGACGGCACTCATGAGGATGAGTGCTATGGCGATGTCGATGCCGCACCCGAAGCGATCCGAGAATACTTCGGAGATCTTCTGCAAACCGAGGAGTAAAAATTACACGCCTATCATGCAGACCCAACTTGTTCCCATTCCCACGGAGACCTTGGATCGGCTGGAGGCCATCCGCCTCAACGCCATCAAGTACATGGAGTCCCTACCACCAAATCACCAACTCGTTCAGCCAATGCTACCTACAACCCCAACCATACCCACCCAAACTAAACCAAAAAACACGATGAAAGCGTCAAGAAAGCCCCCGATGACTGAAGAAGAACGCAAAGCCAAGCAGCGTAAATACTCCGCTGATTACTACGCTCGTAACAAAGAGAGGCACCTGGCCAAGTGCCGTGAGAATTACTTGGCTCGCAAAGAGAGAGGCAAGAAGCGTGAGTACTCCCGTGAGTATTACAAACGCTACAAGGCGAGGCTCAAGAAGCGTGAGTATAACCGGGCATACAATGCTCGTAAGAGAGCCGAGCGTCTCGAACAGCTCAACACACCTGCACCTACCCGTAGGTTCAGCCTCTTCCGCAAGGTGCTTCAGCCCTTGTTCTCGATGTTCGCCTAAACTTCCAACCAACTATTACAATGACCCCACTGCTAACTAACGACGAACTAGCCAACCGGGTCTGCTCGGGTGGCGTACTCTACACGATCACACTGCGACGCTTCGGCACCCAGAAGATCGACAAGGAAGCCAGTGCCAAGGCAAGAGCCGACGCTGGCATCACCGATAAGGATTCGGCGGCGGTCTACAAGAAGATCCTCAACGCCGACACCATCAAAAGAATCCGTAAGTTAGATGCTTACATCTATACAATTCCCCGTAAGTACGGAGCACCATGGGGTGACGGCACCTACTTCATTCCCGCCTCCAAGTACATCGACATGACCCGAGAGGTGAAGATCGAGCTGGCCAAGCGTGACCTTCTGCTCAAGGAGGTCGCCAACGAGTACAACATTGCCCGAGCCGAAGCACAGGTTCGGTTGGGCACGATGTACAACGACGACGACTTGCCCCCCGTCGATCAAGTTATCAGCAAGTTCGCCGCTGAGGTTCGCACCGCCCAAGTGGGCACGCCGAACGGCAATATGCTCGGGGTCTTCGGCGACATCGCTGCCGCCGTGATGAACGATGTCAACGAGACCTTCAACGATCAGATCGCCTCGATGGTCCCCTACATCAAGGAGGTCTTGCTCCAACCGCTCATCAAGATGTCGGCCTCCTTGCAGAATCCCAACACGACCTTCCGAGACACGCTGTTCACCAATGTGTGGGAAGCCGCCGAGCGAGCCAAGGGATTGAATGTCTTGGAGGACGATGTGATCGACGCCGCCGTCACCGAGATCAACAATCACCTGCGTATCAATCCCGATGCGGCTCGTGAAGAGGGCACCCCGTTCCGTGGCATTGCCGCTGGCGATTGTGCCCGGATCATCGAGCACTTGGGTGGGGAGATCCCGCCACCTGCACCCGATAGCAATAGGAAACTAACCGCAAGCGAGATATTCGCAGAGATGGAGGCTCAGGCTCAAAACTGCTCTCCCGAAGGTATCGCCATGCAGAAGGCAGCCATGACTCTTCTTGATGAAAGAACAATCACAGAGCCGACCGATGAGCAGATCGATGCGGTGGCCGATGCCGCATTGGCACACATCTCCGACCCTGCGGATCGTGAAGATTTCCTTATAGAGAAGGCTCTAGCCGAGACCTCTGGTGAGGACATCCTCGCCAAGCTCGGCTGGTAGGTTTCATCAACCACGCAACAATCAAGTCAGTTCAACATCAACCAACACCAAGTCAGTTCAACCTTAAACAAATTATGCAAACCATCGAAGCAACCCCAACCCAACTCAAGGGTGTCCTCAAGTCCTGCCACGCCGCAGGTCTCCGACCCTTCATCCAAGGTCAGCCTGGCGTCGGCAAGTCCGCCGTCGTCGCCGAGTACGCCAACTCCATCGGTGCCGAGTTCGTCGATGCACGACTCGCCTACTACGCACCGCAGGATGTGCAGGGCTTCCCGTATCTCCACACCGACGAGGCAGGTGAGAAGACCATGCGGTTCAGTAAGCCAGCCTTCTGGCCGAAGACCGCCACGCCAGTCATCGCCTTGGAAGAGTTCAACTGCGCCACTCGTTCTGTCCAGAATGTGGCGTTGCAGCTCCTCAACGACAACCGGGTCGGCGACCACAAGTTGCCCGATGACGCCTTCGTCTGTCTGCTCGGCAATCGTGCAGAGGATCGAGTCAACATCGAGAAGCTCTCGTCGGCTGTGGTCAACCGCATCGTCAACATCCGCATCAAGCTTGACCTTGAGAGCTGGACTAAGTGGGCACAGAAGAACGGCGTTGACCCTATCGTCATCGCCTTCATCCGCTTCCGCCCCGATCTCTTGACCACCTTCAATGGTGCCAAGTGGGACGGCGTCAGCAACTTTGCCTCACCCCGCACTTGGGACAAGGCGTCCAAGATTGTGGAGACCTGCTCCGACCGCACCGTCCGTCACCTGTTGCTGGACGGCACTCTCGGTCAGGCCGCATCCACCGAGTTCCTCGGCTTCCTCGGTATCTACGAGAAGCTCCCGAATCTCGATGCCGTGCTCCTGTCGCCCGACACCGCCGAGGTGCCGACCGATCCTTCCACGATCTACGCCACCTGTGCGGGTCTCTCCAAGAAGGTTACCCCCAAGATGATGGGAGCCTTCGTCACCTATGTCAGCCGCATGGCCAAGGAGTTCGAGGTGTTCGCTGTCAAGACGGCAGTCACTTCCAAGTCCAGCCTCAGTGCGACCCCAGCGTTCACCACTTGGATCACGGACAACCCCGAGGTCTTCGGTCACGCCTCCTAACCCTCAACCAACTCAACCCTTAAACCTTATGTCCATCGCCTCAGATAAAGTAGCCTCCGCTACCACCCAGATCGTTCTCGACCATCCGTTCTTTGCAACGCTCCTGTTGCAGATGCCACGGATCGAAGACCCGAGCGTACCGACTGCCTGCACCAATGGTGTGGTCATCCGTTACAATCCCGACTTCATCAACTCGCTATCCGAGGCACAAGTTGCTGGTTTGCTAGTGCATGAGGTCATGCACCCTGCCCTTGGTCACTTGACTCGCTTGCCCCGAGACAAGGACGGCAACATTGCTGGCGACTACGCCATCAACAACTTCCTCGATAACTACAACAAGGAAGCTGGTGCCTTGGCGTTGCCCCTGCCCGACGGCGGTTGCTTGGATCACAAGTACGACGATATGTCGTGCGAGCAGATCCTTGCCGACATCCGCAAGCCACAGCCACCGCCCGAGCCTCAAGACGAACCCGACGAGCCAGAGGGTGGCGAGGGTGACGACACCGAGGATGGCGACGGCAACGGCGGCAATGGTCAACCCGACCCCACCTCCAAGGGTGGCAAGGGTAAGCCCGACCCCAACGCCCCCCGCACCCAATCCGAAGGCGGCTGGGGCGAGTTCGAGTCACAAGCGGCGACCGACGAGTTTACCGCCGACGAGATGGAGAAGGAGTGGGAGCGTCGTTTAGTCCAAGCTGCTACCTCTGCCAAGATGCAGGGTAGCGTGCCCGGTTGTGTCGAGGCATTGGTTCAAGATCTCGTCAACCCCAAGGTTCCTTGGCAACAGATCTTGGAGCGGTTCATCGACCAGACCAGCGCCAACGACTATAGCTGGAACAAGCCTGACCGCCGTTTCCTACCTGACGACATCGTCCTCCCCGATCTTCACGACGAGACCCTTGGCGAAGTAGTCATTGCAGTCGATACCTCTGGCTCTATCTACGGAGTCCCCGAGGTTGTCAGCTCTTTCCAGTCCGAGATCAACTCGCTCATCGCTAGGTGCAAACCTACCAAGGTCAGCGTGATTCAGTGTGATGCGGCGATCACCGATGTGCAGGAGTATCACGATCAGTCTCCCATCGAGTTGACTCTTCGTGGCGGTGGCGGAACCGACTTCCGTCCCGTCGGCGAGGAGATCCTCCGCCGTGGCATCGACCCACGAGTCGTCATCTATCTGACCGATCTTGAGGGCAGCTTCCCCGATGTCGCTTGGCCATTCCCCACCATCTGGTGCGTCTACAACAACGAGCGGCTGACCGCTCCCTTCGGCGATACCGTCCACATTCCTGTGGGCGGTTAATTAAACCATCAACCTATCATTACCTTAATTATGAACTCCAAATTCAAACGCTATTCGTCACCCCAAAAACTTGGGGTGGCGTGGAGAGACCGCCTCCTTACCTCCGAAGATTCCAGAAGTTTCCGTACCGGGTCATACACTCTTATTGCTAACGACCAGACCATCTGGGCTGGCGACAAGTTGTGTGTGCTCATGCGGCGTAACGATCAACTCAACATCGTTCTTGCACTGCGACACGGCAGCCTTCCACTCAGCCCCTCTGGGACCAATTGCTTAAAGTACGCCACCGAGGTTCCAGAAGTCTCTGGATGGGGGAGAGACTCAAGTGGGGGGTGGGTTAAGGAGATCTCTCAACCTCGCATCGTTCCCACTAAGGTCGTTCGCCTCGATAGCCTGCAAGACGAAAACCTATCATCAAGCGATTTAGCAACCCTCCAACCCTTGGTGTGGAAGTCTGCCAAGCCTGTGCTTGACTCGCTGGTTCGATCTTTCCGTAGGCACGAGCCAGGTAGCTACAGCTACAAAAGTGCCGACAAGCTGTGGAAAGAAGAAGCCTCGGGTCTCAATGCGGTCGGCTTGCAGATTCCCAAAGAGTACACGGACAAGCGAATGGTCGCAGAGGCCACACTCCGACTTGTTCCCAAGAAGTAACAGACTCCAATCCATTCAACCTTAAACAAAACTATGCTCTCTTACCCACCCAAACCAGTTCTTAAAGATCACTATAATGGTGATTACTACGAACGCCGTTGGCAATCCAGTGTCAATGAAATCGACGAGTCACTCCAAGTTATGGAGACCCTCCGCATGGAGCTTGGCAACGAGGTGTTCAAGATGGTCAACAAGCACGCCGATCTCATTCGGGAGACCCTTCAACGCAAGGAGTTCTTCGTTAACAATGCGAAGCTTAGATATGAGCTGAGTTGTGCTTCAGGTCCGAACGACGAGATTCACAAACGTATCAACGAGCCTTTGAAGAATCGTCGTGAGTGGTTCAGCAATCGCATCGCCAAGCAGGCCAAGAAGTGTATCGAGAAAATCATCAACACGACCTGCAACAAAAATGGTCGAGTCACCCGCAACCCCGATAAGCCGTACCGCATTACTGCGGAGTGTGATGTCGGCGGATGGGGCAATAGTAATGTTGACTACGAGGCCAATGTCCCCAAGGACTGGCACAACTCACCCGCCTGCAAGGTAGCCGAGCTGTTCGGTCACAAGTTCTTTCCCTTGGAGTGCAGGCGTGAGCCCGAGCTGGATCGTGGCGACATGGAGTTCTACTGGGTCAACCGAGCAACTCGTACAACCAAGGTCGGCTTCAACCCTCCCGAGACTGGCTATGCGGTGGTCAACTCCTTCGGCTTCACGGGGTGGGGGACTACCCCCGAGGCGGCAACAAAGTCTTTAGTGAAGTCCCAAGTCCGAGCGGCCAAGAAGCGTCTGCTCGCAACCACCAAATAAGATGAAGACGCTACTCGACAAGATGCCGAAGCTTTCAAAAGCAGTCCACAGCACCGCTCAGAAAAAGTTGCCTTTAGTTCCATTTCAAAGGTGCTTCAAGGTAAACAGCAATCAAGCCAAGCGTGCCTACAGTTTGTTTACGAAACTTGGGTATGCCGAGGAGAGGTGGGTTCAACGAACCCGCAAGTACGGAAGTTTATATAAATATGTACACCCGGTGGCATCCGAATACCTCAAGTGTTTTGGCGATCTCTACTTGATTTATCTCTCCGAGCTGGTTCACCCATCCCCCGACCCTCAAGAAGTCGAAGAAGAAGTTAAAAAAACTCTTATTACAAAAGCAAAGAAGCGTTTGCTCGCAACCACTAAATAAAATGACCATAGAAAAGATACACGACGACCCATCACTTGCCCGAGCGGTACACGATACGGCCACCAAGAAACTCAACGATCCCCAGTGGGAGCCGTTTCCCATCGACCTACTTGGCGACCTAGAGCTCGGTAAACGCGCCTTCGAGGTACTTGAGACTCTTGGTTACGCCAGAGAGAAGAACATTGATGAGGACTTCAATCCTTACGATGTAGATCCCGAATACGATCCGTGGAAGGCCGACTGGATTCATCCACGAGCCAAGGAGTTCTTGGTCAAGTACGGCAAGCAGTTTGTCGAGTGTCTCGAAGCCTACATGAGATTAACTAACCAACCCATTAAACGACTATGAGCACACAGCACACACCTGGCCCTTGGAACCTAGCCTTTGGAAAAGAAGACGCCGTCATCTATACCGATGGAACTATTGCTGAAGTAAACAATACAATGAGCGACTGGAAAGCAAACGCCCGACTCATTGCCGCCGCCCCTGAATTGCTGGCGGCGTTGCAGTCGTTGGTTCAGTGCCTCCCCGAAGACATGGACTCTTACGAGGACGCTTCAGCTTACAGGCAGATCAAGTCGGCTATTGAACGATCTGAAGAAGTCATCGCCAAGGCAACCCAACTACCATGAAACCTAAATACTATGTTCGAGTTTGGGACACTCTCTCCGACTACGAGGTGAGGGTAAACGATACGGAGTACAAATTTAGTACCCTCAAAAAAGCCCGAACTTTCCTAAAGAAAGGAAGTCCCATTTTCTACAAGGCCGAGCTAGGACACCTTGGAGATTTGCGAGAGCCGTTTGACTTCATCGACGGCACTTCCATCGAGATGCTGACCACTCGTTTCAACGAGATACTCACGACTCCCAAAGGAATGAAAGCCGCAGTCCAATTCCTAGCAACCTGCTAACCCCTAACACCTATGATCCAAAAACTTATTGATCTCCAATCTAAAGGCGGACAAGCACGCCTCATCCTAGCCGACCATCTGGTCAAGGGTCACCTTGCCGAAGATCACGATGGTTCGTGGTTTGTATCTTACATTGACGATGATGGAGATGCTACCAAAGCGTATTTTCACTCCCTCCATGTTGAAGAGGTTGCGGGCGACTGCATCATCTTAAAAGAGGGCAACAACCCAAACCGCAGTCAGTAGAATAATCAACTTGTCAACAGGTATCATCAACCACACATTAACCCAACCCACAATGAAGTTCTGGTATCACTACAACAAACCCGCATCCCGATCACAGGGGTGCAACATCCTGACGGTTCACTTCAAAGGTGCTTGTCACCTTGTTAAAAATATCGTGTGCAATGTGCCCACGGCAACCCGAGCTAGGAAGTCCCAGCCCCTCTGCGTCATTGCCGGGGACGCTCTCGAAATTTTAGTAGAGAACGAAACGGCTTTTATTTCCTAGGTATCATCAACCACGCACTAACCTACCAACCCCATACAAATGTGGATACTACCGAAACAATTACACACGTCAGCTTGTGCTCTGGATACGGAGGCATTGACTTGGGAATCAGAGCAGCTCTGCCAGCTCTACGAACAATCGCTTACTGTGAACGGGAAGCCTTCCCGATCTCGGTCCTTCTCAAGCGCATTGAAGAAGGCCAACTGGATGTCGCCCCTATCCACACGGACCTTAAAGCCTTCCCTTGGGAACTCTTTCGTGACCGAGTATCTATCCTCAGTGGAGGCTATCCCTGTCAGCCATTCAGTGCCGCTGGCAACCGCCTCGGCAAGTCAGACCCAAGACACCTCTGGCCTTGGATCAAAGACGGAATTGAACTTATGCGACCCCACCAATGTTTCTTTGAAAATGTGGACGGGCACGTATCGATGGGACTCAACTCAGTCATCAGCGACTTGGAAGAGCTTGGTTACAAAACGACGTTCGGAATTTTCTCGGCGTCTGAAGCAGGGTCAGGAGGTGCTCCCCACCAACGCAAAAGAGTCTTCATCTTGGCCGACCGCATCGACTCGGGATCACAAGGGCGGCTACTCAGGTGGTCGGATACGCAGGGGCAAAGTGTCCATGGACACGCTGGATGTGGTAGTACAAGCCTACCTTCCAGGTGGCCTGCTAGACCCGGCGAAAGACAACACGACTGGGAACCCCCAAGAGTATTGGAGAACACCAAGCTCGTCGGACGGGGAAGGGGGCATCATGGAGATGCGGCCGGGGACGGCGGGGAAGTACAAGTTGAGGGATCACGTTCACGCCAAGTGGGCGACTCCCTCGGCCTTCGACTGGAATCAACCCGAGACCAAGGAGCAGTGGGAGAAGCGTGCGGCAACGCAAGCGGAGAAAGGGGTGAACCTTCATCTTCCACTCAAGTCGCAGGCCATTCAGGTGGGCAACAACTGGCCGACTCCCAGAGCTCAGGAACCGGGGACAACCTCTCCGGGCTACGGCAAGGGTCTGGCGGCAACCATCGAGGGGAAATACGAGCCCAACAACTGGGCAACCCCTCAAGCATCAGACCACATCGAGGGGGTGAGGACGGGGACTCAAAGCAACCAGAAATGTTTGGGTCGGGATCTAGCGAGGATGGCGGCTTGGGCGACTCCGAATACGCTGGATCACATGGATCTCCGTTCACCCGAAGCGTTACTTCGTCAAGCCACGACGACCCGCAAGGGACGAACTTCGCCAGCGAACTTGCGAGAGCAGGTAGACCCGACCTCAGTGGAGATCTACAAGCAAGCCTCGTGGCCGACACCGACGGCAATGGAAGCGGGGAAGATCGGCAATCAACCGAACTTCGGTCAACCTGGACTGAGCAATCATCCTTCGATTGTGGGAATTCCGACCAGAGACAAAGCATTGAAGTCGGACTCGACGGCTCAACAGAAGGAGAAGATAACTGCCAAGTTGAATCCGAGGTTTGTGGAGGCTTTGATGGGTCTGCCAGTGGGTTGGGTTATGCCGAGCTGTGCAACACCTATGACAACCGAACTCACGAACTCAGATGTCTCGGCAACGGAGTGGTGCCAAGCCAATGCACCCATGCTTATCGAACACTCATTGTCCAACTTCGAGACGACACTTAATGCTTGATGGTTTAATCAACCACGCATAAAATACCCGTCCAACCCGAGCCATTGTTCCCAAAGAACATTTTGCTCAAGGAAGGGTCTTTTGGGGAAAAGACACTCCTCGTCAGTCTATGCTGGCGGGGAGTTTTTCTTTTGAGGGGTTAATTTTCTCGTTGTACACATTCGCCACACGGAACCCCGGATTTAATTTAAGCCAGTCCAGAGCTTCCTCCAAGATAGTCAATCCGCCGTACTGAAATATAAACCCCGCTCGGCACATGGCCGATACATAAGTACGAGACCTCCCCAAAGAAGTAGCCAGTTGTTTTTTATTTAAGAAATTCACCCTTGCGAGAAAAAGCATAAGGGTACTTTCGTCAATACCTACACGTTACTCGTTAACAAATATCAACATAAGACAGCATTTATAAACACTTATGAAGTAACACATTCTTTTGCAAACGTGTTTACTATAACTAGTCGCACTCTCCCCGTGTACGACCATCGATCTTTGACTGTCCCCCAGACAAATTATTGCTTCAGTCCAGTCAACGCTTTAAGCAGTTTGCGTATGATCAACCCCACCAGATAAGCCATCGCCTCCTCGGTGCCTTCCTCCTCCTTGACGCCCTTGTGGCGGAGGATGTCGGAGGCAATGTGAACGGACTCGTGAGCAAGGAGACTCAGGTGATGGATGTCGGTGTCCCAACTTGAGAGCATGAGCACTGAGCCATTCTCGGTGCGGTAAGTGACGGCATCATCGCCCTCGTCCATGGGATCGAGTTCGATCTTCCATTTCTTGCACCAAGCCTTGGCTTTTGCAGGAGTGAGCGGCCAGACAAGAGTGATCTTGTCGTTGTAAATATCAATTGGTAAGAACTTGGTCTTCACCCGATCTGATTTTGGCTCGGCTTTCTTGCTCATTCGGACGGCTCCAGGTAAGCACCAATATCAAGCAACCCAGCGTGTCGCTCCCGGTGACAACGGCAACATAGCAAAATACATTTTTCAGCCTCGGCTTTTGCAGAGGCCGCATGGTTACGAAGAGCAGAAACCTCGGCAGTCTTGGTGCTGGGAGCCAAGTGATCAAACTCGAGAGCAGTGATGCAGGTTTTGTACCCACAGACTGCACATTCGCCACCAAAAGTCTCCTTCAGTTCTTGAAGAATTCGTTGGCGGCGAGTTCGGTTTCTTTTAGCCGTTTTTTCTTTTTGGTTGTCGCTAAGAAAATAGGCAACCGTACTTAATGAACATGGTATCTCTTTGGCAATGGCTTTGAAGCTCATTCCCTTAGCCCGTAGTTCAATTATTTGGTCGCCAAGTATGCTCACAAAATCGTGCGAATGTATCACTGGTTAACTACACCACACAATAGAAAGACAATTTATAAATAATGGTTGTGTCAACCATGACATTCCATTATAGTATTTGCAGACCTTGAAATAAAGCTTCGCCCCCTCTGACTAAAGGCAGAGTGGTAGCGATCACCGCAATAGCGGTGCCGGGGTCTGCTTTGGTAAAACCCCCGAAACGAAAGGAACTAAGTCCATGGAAACTCCAGTAGTTGGTATCAGCGAGTTGATCGGTCTATTAGACCCCGAAACTCTTAGTGCTCTTAGTGCAAGGTTGCACTTGGTTGCCTCTCACCATCAGCCCCCAGTTGACGCAGGTCAGTTGCTCTTCGAGTTCATCGAGGAGAACTTGGCCGTTCACGAGGAGGAGATGTTCGATGCCATAGATCCCGAGGAGGCAAAGGCAAAAGCCTTGGCTTTCATCGAGGAGATGGAGTTAGCAGGAGCCGAAAAGGCCGCTTAGTCACTCAAAGGCACCTCTCCCCGAGGAATCGGGGAGGGGGCGTCCCTTTACCTTTAATCTTAAGCCATGAAAAAAGACTTTAATCGCACCGAATTTCTAAAACGCTTGGCCTCTAACCCACCAGTGGTTAAGAAAAAGAAAAAATCGTCCATCCCATTTTACACTGCTGCACTGCTAACGAAAGCAGGGTCTCAGTAGCCAATAGGGTAAGTTGTCCAGAGCCCCGGTGAAACTCTATCTGATTAGGAATTATTTCAGATGGAATCTTATGCTGGTACGCCGCAGCCAGTCGCCAATCGACAAAGCGGCACCCCAATTTTAACTACCCAAACCCACCAACCCCAACCCATGGAACCAACTAAAAAACGTGTCAGGAGCTGCACCATTATTAACAGAGCCCAAGTAAAGGAGTTTGCCCTTCAAGTAGCCCACCGCAATTACCCCGGACGATTTACCAGAGTGGGATCTTGTTTTCTAGACGAGTTCGCCGAAGAGGTGGAACGCCTTCTGGTTGCAAAAGTCAAGCGTCACCCCACCCGTGGAAAAACACTACTATCATCTTTCACCCGCACAGAGCCCGATATTTCTTGACTATGGTATATTCAACCACTACAAGGGGCTCATCCCTTATGTCTGTAAAACTTAAACTTCCGACGGTTCTTAACGACGAAGCATTCGAGAAACACGGCTGCGACATGGATGAGATCCGTTGGTTTGTTGGAGCCTTTCTTGCTGGAGAGTCTGGTGATTGGGACGACGAGGACGAAGTGCTCGGTTTCTTGTCCCGTGATTTGAAAGATCAAAATCGCCACGGGGTTTATGAAACCAAGACAGCAGGACGCATCCACATTGTTGGCGATAGCGAACAGGTAGTCGTGATGCCTGACATTACTTTTGCCCAGATAGATAGAAACTCCAAGTGCAGCGTCAATACCTGCAACTGCAAAACCACACACCACAAACCAAAAAAATCCGATGACAACGATTAAGAAACGTTTCACCAAAGTCGTGAAGAATGCGACTACGGGTCGCACCAAAACAATCCACTACGGGCAAGCGGGAAAAGCCAAGGATGGGGGGGATCGCATTCGTCCAGGCACCTCCAAAGGAGATGCTTATTGTGCCCGATCAAACGCCATCAAGGGGGATTGGAGGAAAGACCCCAACTCACCCAACAACTTGAGCCGCCGCAAGTGGAAGTGCAAAGGCAACAAGTCAATGAAGTAATCAGATGGCTACTGCTCGTAACTACGCCAAAGAATACCGGGACTACCAAGGCACCCCTACCCAGCTAAAGCGCCGAGCTGAGCGCAACGCCGCCCGTCGGAAAATGGAGGCTGCTGGCCGTGTCCATAAAGGGGACGGCAAGGACGTGGATCACAAGAACCACCGCACCTCCGACAATAGCCGCTCCAACCTTCGTGTGATGAGCCGTTCGGCCAATCGCTCCAGACAATGAGTGTCTCGTTATTCCTTACCATAGCAGTCGGACTGCTGATTCTCGTCATTTCTTTTAACCACACAGATTTTCGTCAGTAACCAAACACACCAACCCAACACCATGTCAACCGACACCACCGACACCCCAACGCCAGAAGTAGAAACCCCGACCAACATTGTACCCGTGGACTTTGCTCCACCATCCGAGGAGAATGCGGAGTACGAATCCAAACCCCTTACTCACGAAGATTTAAACAATCGTGATAAAGCGGTGCAGCTCCAAGTTGAAAATAGTTTGCAAGAAGCCGCCGAAGCGGGAAGTTTGGTCGGTGCGGAAGCACCTACTTGGAAGACGCATCTTGTTCCTCATAACGGCTCTCATTACATTGCCGCCGAGACGATTGCCCGCCAACTGAATCACTTGGTCGGTTACTTTGGAGTAATCGGATTTGGGATTGAGTATAAAAAAGCCAAAGAGGTCGAGGGAGAACCCACTCAAGGGTATTTCCAGATTCGTACTTACGCCCAACAAGCTCTTCCCGCACCTGCCGTTACCCCTGAGGCCGAAGAAACAGGACCAGCGACCGACGAGAGTGAAAAGTAAGCCAAAAGGTCTTTACGCCAACATAAACGCGCTTCACAAACGGGGAGGGACTCCACGGAAAGTGGGGTCTCCCGGTTCTCCAACCGCCAAAGCGTTTAAAGACTCGGCAAAAACAGCCAAGAAGAAGTAAACAATCACAGCTAACGCGGCTGGGAGTTTGCGTGACACTCGGGAAAGACCGAGACCAACCCTTAAACAAAATGAAATTATACCTCGCACTTGCGTTGCTACTATTTGGTACGCAACTCAAAGCAGACGAACCTGTGTATCCGTTCCCAGCGGATCAGATCAAATCAGCCTACTCGGATGGGCTCTACTGGGAGTGTACGTCCAAGGATGGAGTCACGAAGTCGGGGAGTATATGCCCCGTATCATCCAAGAATGGCGTGGGGACATCGATCACCCAGCATGACGATGGCTCACCCGATACTGTGACGCTCCACTGGAAGCACGGGGTCTCTACTATCGACAACTAATCGGCTACTCCCAGCCGTTCTGCTCCCGCAGTTCCTTCAGTAACCAAGTCACATGGTCACCGGGTACGAAGATATCATTTGCTTTTAAGTACCCGTTGACTTTAAACAGCAACTCGTTAAAAAACTTAGCTTCCAGCGTGATATTGTGAACCTTGCAAGTCCAACGCCATCCCCCTGGGGGTATAAGATCAGTAGAAATCAACTTAAACATAACCTATGAAGAAAGAAGACAAACAAAACTTAAAGTGGATGGGCTTTTCGCTCCTTATTTCACCTTTGCTCGCCGTTGGATTTATCCTTTTGGCTGGGTTCATCCCCCTTTGTATGTACATCGTTTCGAGAGTTGGAACGGCGTTTACAAATGCGGTGTATCCCCACCTCTAGCCGTTGACTTTGATTTGACCGCTTTGGATCATTGCTTCCACCATATCTCTCGCATAGTGAGAAGCCGCCCCACCAATGTCAGAGCCGTCCAGATAAGATTGCGCTTGGATACGATCCATGTTGATTAGCTGCTGTACCACGCTTGGAGACAGCACTTGTTTTAAGAAACTACCTCTGGCCACCACGTAGGCTCTCCAAGCATCGTCGCCCGCATCATTCAAGGTAGCAAGTTTACCTTGGTTGTTAACCATGATTGGAGAATTCTTCTTCGGTCCAGGTAAAAACAACCCATTGTTTACTAACGGCGAAATAATTGGGTCTGGAGCAGTAGTTGAAGAAAACAACCACCTATCTGTAATGGCATCAAGAGGTTTCTTTTGGATCGGGTCTCCTAACACATTAAGTGATGGTGTATTAAACCCAGCGTAGAACGGAATGAATTGAGCGGCTTTTCCGTCCAACGAATTGTATGTATCGAGAGTGGGGGAATTCCCTTCTGGTTGCCTAATGCCTCCAAGCAAAGCGCGAACAGTGCGAAACACAGTGGGGTTAGTGAATTGACTGGCTGTTCCGACTAATTGGTTAACCACTGCCCTTGGAGCCGATGCACCCTGAGGGTCGTGCATGATGTCGATCAAATTCTTGGCTCCACTTAAGAAGTGTTGCTCAAGAGGGCTCATTGCAATCGCCGTAGCAATGCGGTACGCCTTGTCGCTAGAGACCCAATTATTGTGTTTAGCGATCTCCTCTGCGGTAGGCATCTGCCCGCCCTTCATTTTGGGGAGCGGATTTTCGTAAGTCACATAGTCGTGAAGTGTCCCAAGCATTGTTCCCAAAAGGTTAATGCCGGGTATAGCTTTATACGGCAGATAAGTATCACCCACCGCAAATGTGTTGGGTCTCCCGCCCGCAGCCATCCATTCACCTCGTTTTGCGGGGTCTTTCGGACCGGCACCATAGAACATAAACGCTGGCTTTTTTCCCGTCTGTTCTTCATCCGAAAGTTCTTTTAGGAACATTGTCGTGATGGCCAAGCCAATTGAAGAACCAAGGATAGATTTACTTGTAAGAGCAAGTTGTTCTGGCGATCCCTTGACCATCTTAGGCCATGCGTACTTTGAGTTTTCTGGGAGGAAAAGGTTGGAGAGGGAAGCATTGTTCGCCCGCAACAATCCCAGCGGAGTATAGCTCAACGAGGTATTCATCAAAGCACTGATAATACGGGTGAACGGAAACACAAAACCCGTTACGCCCGTCTTTCTGTTTGCACTTCCAATTGCACCTGTAAGGGCACCCCAAAGACCATGCTGCTCTCCTTTCATTGTCCAGTCTTCTGTGGCTTTTGTTCCAGCCTCAGCTTGTTTGAGGGCTTCCAAAGGACGTGTTGATTTGTGAAGTTGTTCCAATCGTTCTGCCAACAAAGCTTTTTTCTGAAAACCAGTCACTCCGTTGAAATACCCTTTGCTGACTTCTTCTGCCAACTTGTCGTAGGCAGGTTGCAACTGCTCCGTGGATGGAGCAAAAATGCGTTTCATTTCGGTAGCCACTTCTTCGGCGTTGCTACCTGCATTTAAAAGAGCTGCCCGAGTTGCCCATCTCTGGTTAAGTTCTTCTCCAGATCCCGCATTCACAGTGTCGAATGCAAGAAGAGTTCGTGGAAGAACTCCCATAGCCTTTGAGTAAAATCGGAAAACTTTGCCTCCGATTCCAGATCCACCAAAATTGCTGCTCCCAAGGGCATCACTACCTCGAAGACCGATTCCTTTGCTCGTTCCTACGGCGGCTTTACCCGTGCGTAAGGCTCTCCAAAACTCTCCTCCGAGAGGACGACCTCTAGCTCCTTTGTCCCCGCCAAACATAGATTCAAAGTAGTCTTTAAAGTATCCAGCCGCTTCGGACGCTGATCTACCTTCATTCAAAGCCGCTTGGTATCTACCCAGTGCTTCAAATCCCGCTTCGAGTCGCACATTAAGACCTCCCGAAAACCCGTGGGTAAGAAGTGTTTGAGGTCCAGTAAGAATAGCACTGCGGAACAAATCGGGTAAAATCTTAACAAGACCAATTTTAACTTTTCCAAGTACGCCCGATCCTTTCCACTGTTGACTTAAAATTTCGTTACCCAGTGCACCTTGGAAATCCGCCAAGGCATCATTGTAGGGTGCAGAATTTTTGGGCAGAGTTTGAATCCGGGCGGCTTCGTCTCGGATCGCTTTCACAAAATCCGCATCGTATCCCGTGATTCCGATTGTTTCCAACAGGGTCTTGTGAATCTGATCTTCATTGAATCTCCCAAGTCCAATGTATTTGCCTAGCTTATCACTTACAGAAGCCGAACCTTTTGTTCCGTTGCCTGCATAAGAGGCAAATACCTCCTTGGGAAGTTGCACCCTAGCGAGTTTTTGCGAAGCCGTATTGTACAAAGCAGTCAGCTGCTGAGTTGCCGCCTCGACTTTTTCTGGGTTGTTTCCTCCGATCATCTCCGCCAAAACAGATTTAAGATCTGCTCGGGTAGTGTCGGTATCTCCCAAAATTGTTTTCAGTTGTGCCAAGCGCTCGGGTTCAACAATTCCAAATTTACTAAGAAGCTTGGTGGCACCATCAATCGTCATCTCCGCAGCCGATTGTTTGATGGCTTTTATCCCATCAACAAGTTGACGGATATTGAGCTTTCCTGCTCCGAGTTCATTTAGTTTTCCACCCAGAGTAGATTTCAAATACTCGTCCACCCAATCCTGTGGTGCCTTGTTGACAGAATCCACATTGGCTCCCTCTTGGGTGGCTTTACCTGCCGCACTTCCCATGATTTTGTTCAGATCAGTAAGCTCTTCATTGCGTGATTTTGCCGTTCTCCTATTTACAAGATCTTCTGCCGTAGGGGAGGGGTTTTTCAGAGATTCCGTGTACTTGTTCTGGTATTGGCCTTGAAGCTGTTTCAGCCCGTTACGAACTTCGTTCTCTTCGTATCCATGTGCCCTGGCCATAGTCGGGTCTTTGGCGTACTTCACCAAATTTTCGTATGCGGCATCCGTACCCACACTATTGATGTAATCGGACATTTTTTGTGTGGTCTCCACATTTGTGGAAGAGTTGTAGAAAGGAGCTGGACGAGTGGGATCTATTTCACGTTCTGCGTCATTTGCCCCAGCCGTAGTTGCTTTACGGAATTTAACTGAACGAAGAGCAATTGAGTTGAGGGTGTTTTTTTGTAATTTATCAGCGGCAATCTTTAAGTCTTTGTTTGCCGCAATTTCCTTGGCGGTAAGTTTTTTGAAAACCAAGTCGAAAGGCACTGATCTCCCTTCTACAGATCGAGCGTTTCGGGAGTTGTAGTCCAACGCGAGCCACGGCTCTCCACCTATCGTAAACATAATCGGCGTTGTATTTACATCTCCTCCGAATCGAGGGTCTTCTTTCTGCGTTGGCAATATCTCCAATCCAGAATCTATTGCCGCTTGCACTAGATTGGTTGTCTCAGATTCTTCTCTCCCTAAATAAGGTTGTTTAAGGATGATCCGCCCATCTGTAGTAATTCCAGCAATCTCCGTAGGCGAATGTCCGGGCATAGAATTAGCTGCAATCAATCGGTCAAAAAGGGGAATTCTACCATCCCTATCAAATAGACTTGGTTGACGGTCTGTTAAATTTAGCGCCCCCTTGTTTATCAAGTCTATCCCCAATACATCTTGTCTTATGGGAGATAGTTTATAGACTACGCCGTGGTCGTCTTTATATGCCTTCGACTCCGCTCCTTCCCCTTCCAGCACCCATTTTGCTCCCGAAGACTGGTGGTTCTCCAAGTGTTTACGAAGCATCTCTGCTCCCGCATCAAGGTCGTTCCCAAGTTTAATGCCGTTTTGCCTAGCTAATTCATTTAAAACTTTGGCATATTTATCGTCGCTAAGAGCCCCATTTTCATACATTTCTTGGACTTGATCCAACATCAGTCCCGAGTCTGCCTCGGACTGGGTGAGGCGATCTATCTCTTCTGACGGAACAAGAGGAACAACCTCTCGGAATTTGCGTATTGCTTCCGCAAGTCGCTTTTCGTTTGTAGTCTTCCCAAGAGAGAGTTCCTCTTCTGGGGCTATTAGAGAGCGCGATAGCGCGTTACTTACTTGGCGAACTTGCGCTTCAGTGCGTTTAGAAAGATCTCTTCCAACCAGCTTCTCGTCGGCAAGGACTGCAAGTAACGCATCTCGGACTTTTGAGCCTCGATCAGCGACTTCTCGTGCGCTTCGCTGGATTTGTGGAGTCTGCTCAAGCGCACCTTGTCCGCCTTCTTGCGATCCTCGTATGATAGAGGTCCGTGATCCGAAGTAAGGGTCTTTTTTGACATAATCATTCGCATATACTACACTATTACCCCCTTTTGTGTCAAGCGTATTATTCGATTGAGCAGAATAATAATTTTTGTTACCCGACCCGGTACTGGGTTTGACCAGCTCCATGACATGGGTCAAATAGTGATCCAAGGCTGATCCAGACTGGACTCGGAAGCCAAGGAGCTGGAGGAACTTTTGTTTAAGTTGCTCCCATGCGTTGGACATTTTGCCCGTCACCTCGTCCCTCAACGGAATGGCGTTTAACGCCTCTCGAATGTCGGGATTCAAGAGACCCGCAATCATTTCGTCGTGCGATGAAAAGGCATAGTGAAACTCGTCGTCGGCAGTCTTGTCTAGGACATCGGGATTTGCCGCACGAGTCCACTGCTCCTCGGAAGTCAAACCGCGCTTGACTGCTTCATTGCGGATTTTCAAGAAGAGTCTCTTGATCTCTGCGGAATGGAACCCACCTCCTTGGGTAAGGGCGTGGAAAATTTCGTGAAGAGCCGTCTCGCTGTCGAAGTCCTGTGGGAGTGAGATACGTTTGGTCTGCTTGTCGTACTCGCCAGCGGTTCCCTCTTCGAGTTCATGAAAAATATCGGTGGGTATGGCTTCTAGCCTTGCCCGGTTCTTTGCAAAGACATCGGCAATGGTTCGTAAAAACGAAAGAGCGGCACGATCTTTGATCCCGCCTTTGCTATCACGCTCCCGTAAATCTTGCTGGATACGATCAAGAAGATCACCAGCGTGCATAGTTTGGATCGGTTCTCCACGGGTGACTTGATCGGCTGGCGGCTCTTCGTTCTCCAGGTGCTCGGTGCCAGTGCGGAATTTACGGAGCGGATCACGACCTTCTCCGTTTACATGAAAACGATCCATGAGCTGCTCGGCATCATAACCTTCTTTCAACAACTCATCGGCCTTGTCACTGGATTTTTGGTAATCTTCTTTTGGAGCTTCTTCTTCTTTTTCTTTACTTGGCTCCTCTACAGATTCTGGAGTTTTTTGATTTTCTATTTCACTCTCCCCCTGCAAGTGATCTTGAAGGTCTTCCTGCATCATCTTCACCACTTCGTCCTCACTGCCTTTGCCCCAAGGAGTCTCAACCATATCTGAGTTCAGATCACCTATCCTACGGAATCCCCAAACAAACGCATTTTCGTCGTCTGGGTCTTCGAGTTCGTTTGTTAAACCATAAGGTTCCCCATCTACATTGGCGATGTGGGTAAACTCGTTGTGCAGTTCCATGCTGTTATCCATGGAAACTTTTTTAAATTTTGTTTGGTTGGGTTTTTGTTTGGAAATTAACTTCCTAGCCTCCCACAAATTGTATCCTTCGGAATTTTCGTTTGTGGGAATCTCGTCTCGTTCCGCTTCAGGCAGTTTTTCCAAATAATCGGCGTAGTCCTCGGGGGACATCTTTTCTTGCGGTGTACGATCAAGTTCCCGTTGAGATTTTTGATGGATCGAATCTAACTCATCCAGCAAATCCTCTGGGGAGAGTTCTCTTTCTTTGTTTCTTTTTTCCAATACTTTTTTTGCTCCGGGGGGAAGGATTCCCTCGTCCACCATTTGCTGCCCCAAATCTTGTACTTGTTTAAGAGTCACATCTTCCCCTTTAGATCGAAGATGTTCTATTGTGTCCCTTACTGCATCGTGTCCCTCTTGCAGTCGTTTGAGTTTATCTTCGTTGTTTTCAGTCTCGGCTGGTTTTTCCGTAGCTTTAAAGGCGTTGTTTTGTAGCTTATCCAAAGCCGAACTGATTATTTTATAATGATCATCGGTAAACCCGTTATTGGTTCCGTTATCAATTTCTTGCAGTAATTTTCTCCCAACTGCCAACCTGTCCGACAAAGGAATGTCGGTTCTTGCCATGTGAGCAACCGCTCGATTAACAATAGAATCGCTGTAGGTTTCTTTTTCTGTAGAAAGTTTTGTAGGGTTTTCTCCAACAAAAGTATCCCCGATTGTAGCGGTGCTATCCCCCAAAGTAGCATCCAAGGAAGCAGCAGATTTTTTCCCCTCCTTGGATTGAGAAGCGATTTTTTTATCTCTTTGGTGTTTTTCAATCCAGTTGATTGCTCCTTCGGTATCCCCCGGCATACCTTGGGATTCCCAAGTCCTGAGTGTTTTTGTGGTATGCCCCGTTCTACGGGAGATTTCCGAAAGGTTTCTTTGGTCGGGGTAAGCTATTGAATCTGCAACTGCCTCGGGGAGCGTGTCCAAATCAACAAAAGCCGTGCTTCCGTCTGCAAGATTGACCTCACGAAGCCTCATCGATCCCGTCTCTTGGCTATTGGTATTTTTCCAAGTTGCTCCCCCCAGCTTTGCTATTCCTGTTGCAACGCCTGCTTGATCATACGATCTGACCGCAGGGTTGTTGAGGTTCCACCGTGTGTACAACTCGGGGTTTTGCCTAGCTTTCGATTTCAACGATAACAATTGATCATCAAATTGTTGTTTTTCTTCGGGGGTCTTTGCCTCTTCCGATTTTTTTTGCAGATCGTCAAAATTTTCAAAAAACTTTTTTGCTTCTGGAGTCTCGTAGTGCCAGACAGGAGTTGGCTCTGGGGGATTGGCTTTTATGTGAGCTGCAACTTCACGCTTGGTAACCGTGCCTTGGGCATTTGGTTGTACGTCTGCCAGATTGATCCCTTGTTTTTCAGCTAATTTTTGGGCTTCGTTTGTGTAAGAGACCGCTGTTTTGGCAGTAGTAATTTCTTCTGTCGGAGGTTGTTCTTCGTCGGTGAAAGCACCCTCTGGAACCTCGGTATTTTCTAACTCCTCTTCGGGCAAAGTTACTTCGGGGGTCTTTTCAGCGGCAGGTTTTGGAGCTGGGGTTTGTTCTGTGGCGGGAGTAACAGGTGCCTCCACGGAACGCTGGTAGGCCGACAGGTCAAAGCCTGGCCCTCCTTTCATTACCCTGGGGAAGCCATTCTCCGTTGTTTTTACTTTAAGCTGTGAGTCGGCAGGCAAGAGCGGCTTCTCACCCGTCATTTGCTCGTAGGCTCTTATTACCCCGAATTGAAAATTGGAATTGTTGGAATTTGGAGTCTTTGCCGTCCGTACAGTGATCTCGTGATACACTGCAGCCAGTAACACTGGATTGTTTGTCTGGATGGCGTGGTCACGGATGTTGGCCAACGAGGAAATTGTTTTGCCGTTCTCTTTCTTATCAACATTGAGGCCACTGCGCATGAGTGGTCGGTTTTCGGCAAGAGCAAGGACTGGCTTCTCCTGCAAGAACTCCATGGGGGTTTTGCCAGCTTGTTCGGCAACGGCTACTGGGTCTTGAGCCACTTGAACCTTCGGTGCTGGGGTAGCAGTCTCGGTCGCTGGCTCTGAAGCAATTGTGGTTGCCGCTGTAGCAGGTTCGGTCGTGGTTGATGCAACCTGACCTTCAGCATTTGGGACGAAAGTGATGCCGGGTTGCAGTGTTGCGGCAGGTTCTGCTTTTACTTCTGGAACCACAGATGTTTTATCCGTAGTAGTTTCTGAAGCTGGTGTGGAAGCAGAAGTTGTTCCAGCGGCGATTACTGCTGCCGCTGTTTGAGGGGATGAATTATCTGCCAAGTTGTTGGCCAGATCTTTGGTGGCTGGATCTGCCTTATTGATCGAATCGTTGATGTTGTCGAGACTCTCCTTATCTACATCGGTATTGTCGGCATTCTCTTCAACATTTGTCTCCGTACCCGTTGTGTCTCCAGCGGGCGGGGTCTGTTGAGAATCAACCTTCTGATTAGCCAGGTCATCGAGCTTACTTTTCTTGGTGGAGCCTTGGCCATTTCCAGCACCAGTGAATACGTGCGGCCCGACCCATGGCTCAAATCCAAGACCAAGTGCCCCCATTCCTGCGGCTTGCAACGGGCTATCTCCAGCTGCGATTCCTTGAGCGGTTCCAACACCAACGCCAGCGGCAGCTCCAGCCACATGGCTGAATCGTTCTGCGGCCTTTGCCTCCACCCCCGCTGGGTTTTTGGCGGCGGCTTCTGCAAAGTCTCTGCTTGCTTGTGTAAATGGAACGGAATTTTTTGCGGCAAGAGCCAGACTTTCCCGACCGCCTTTTGTAAGCAATGCCTCGCCAGCTCCCATGGCCGACTTGACGCTTGGCCTTCCAAATCCAAGTAGACCTCCCAGCGTTGAAGCAACTGGGTGATTTGCTTGATCTTCTTCGGCTTGCTTGGAGCCAAGAAATGAATCAGGAGCAATTTGATCGGCAAGACCTGTTTGAATTTTTTCAGCAAGCGTTGACCCTGCGACTGCACCACCTACGCCTGCAGCCGCAGCTCCAACTGGACCGGCAAAAGCTCCAAGAGCAGCGGAAGGTATAGCGGCGGCAGTGCCAGCTATTCCCGGTAAAATTGCTCGGGCTGCCGACCTAGCTCCCGCCCAGAAAGCACCATCATCATTTGCCGTTGGTGTAGCTAAGGGTGCAAGAGTTTCCGATTGATTGTTTGAATCAGCCGATCCCTCTGGGGTTGCGTAATTTTGGTTCCACGGAAGATCTGAAGTGTCCGTTGGTTTGTCAGCTTGGGGAGCTGAATAATTCTGTTCCCAAGGCATTAGGTCGGACATAGTTTTTTTAAGTTACGGGAGTCCAGTTAGCTTTGTCTTTTGGGTTCCCTCCCTTGAACTGAAATCCTCTAACAATGTCCCCGGCTTTGGGAGGTGCTACAACCGAAGGCTGAGGTGTTACTGAGTCATCGTCTGGACTAATCCCATCTGTCCTCAGTTTCAAAGCTTGAGCGATTTTCGCATCGTGTTGCGATTGAAGTGTGGCTAGGTGCTGTTTATCAAAATCAGTTTGGATTCCTTTGCCTTCAAGAGCAGCAATTCTGGAGTTAATTTGTTCAGCTTCCTTATCCAGTGAGTTGGCTTCTTTACCAGCTGCAGAAGCTTCAAATTTTTCTCTTTGAAGTTCCATTCTATCTTTTGCAGCGGAAAGCTGTTGAGCGGTTTTTTGAGACGCCTGACTAATCTTATCGGTAGCATCCAATTCGTTAACGCTCTTGGTAGCGTTCTTAATTTGCGATTCTTGGTATTTATCTCCACCACCTGAGAACGGAGTAATCACCGAACTTCCAGCGGCAAGCATTGCGGCGGGATCTGGGTTCTTCAACGCCTGCATGGCGAGCTGGTACTTAGTCTGGTTCTCGATGTTCGGAGATTGGCTATCCATGTTCAACGACCGAGCAAGAATATCTTCTGGTTTCTCCCCCGTCACTTTCGCCCTGTTTTGTGCGGCGTTGGCAAGCTGGATGCCAAGTTGAGCATTCTCTTGCGGGTACAGATTCGAGATTCCATGCCCAAGAGCCTGCTCCAAAGCTCTGTTGGTGAATACATCTGCCCTAAAGTTGTCCTGCGGTTCGTTTGGCGTATAAACCTCTTGGCTGTTCTCGTCTTTCCTACCTGTGTCAGTAAACCGTCCTTTCATTAACTCTTCGGCCGAAGGAAGGACATATGGAGTAGCTCCCCCAGATTGGGCAGGCTTGCTTGCGTTAGTGTATTGAGTTTCAGTTGGCAGTGCAGCACCCGTAACTGAGGACCGATTGAAGTTGGGGTCGCCAGACATCTGATCCCTCTTGGTCAAGAGATCGTCAAAAGGTTGACCAGCCTTGATGGCTTGATTGATTTGCGAATTGATTACGGCAGCAGGGCTGTTTGGATCTATCACACCTTGCCGCAATAAACTTTGGGCTAGTTGCTGGTTGGCTTGCTCGGATGGAATGCCATTGATTGTACCGCCAGCAATCAAAGGCTTATTGGGCTGGCCGTTTTGGCGAATCGTTATATCCCCGTAAGGAGTGCTTTGTGTTACTGACCCATCGTTGTTAATTGTCGGAGTATCAGTAAAATTGGCGTAACTCGTGGGTAATGGTTTTCCATTACCATCTGTCATTCCCGTCATTTGACCCGCTACGGATGGGGCGACTTCGGGGTGTTTACTGGCAAATACATTTTGGACATTCCTTAACGCACCTAAAGCTTGCTCCGTGTAATTGTTGATTGCCTGTTGGCTGACCCCGTGAGCCGTATCGTAATCAATCCGTGCCTGTAAGTTTTTAAGCGCCGTATTGGTGTAGTCTTCTGCGTATGGTTTTGCCTGAGGTTGAGTCTCAGGTAGGTCTGGAGCAAAAACACTAGAACTGGAATTTAAAACACTCGGTGCACTAGAGTCGGTTTTGCCAAATGCGCCGGGGATACTTGGACGTAAAAGTGGGGTTAACTCAGATTGGATTTGTAAAGCGGGGTTTATTGGAGATGGTTTTGTTGGAACTACATACCCAGCTCCCATAGTGTATGGGGTAACCAAGTGCGGTGCACTTGGATCTTCATAGACGTTTTGAGCTTCCACCGCCTGCCCCAATGTATGAGTGGGCGGCGAAATGTTCCTATTAGTAGACGGATTGGTCAAATAACCTGACCCCATTGTGTAAGGCGAAACCAAAACGGGAGCTATTGAACTAGAGTCCATAGCCGCTGCACCTGCGGCAACTGGATCTGGTGCAGGAGCTGGAGTTACCCCCGAGTTAGCGGCGGCTCCATCCATTCCATCCATGTAGGAATGGGGATCATCTTCCGAGTCACCCTTATTGTCAGTTTTGGAGTCGTCGTCGGCCATGGTATTTATCGGTTGTTCCTGTGGACTTGGCGGTATTGGGCGCTGCTATCGGTACGATCCCACGATGGGTTCCCCTGCTTAACTAATTCGGGTACAGTCGCCTTTCCTTGAAGCTGTGCCATGCTCTCACGATCTTGACGGGATTTCGGATCAAACTTTGTTCCAGTCAGACGAAGGAACTCTTTGTTCCAATCAATGGATTGATTCTGTTGGGCAACGGCTCCAGGGGTGTAATTACTTGCGGTCGGCTTAACAGCACCTTGATCCAATGGAATTCGATCTGCCATCGTTAACGGCTTTGGAGGGGCATTATATTCTCCACCAATAGCAGTATCCATCACCGGAGAGGTTGCTGGAGAAGGTGCATACTTAACGGGGGTCGCTGGGAAACTAATGAGCTTGCCGGGGTTCTCGTTGAATCTGGACTCTACAGCAGGAGCAGGGGACTGGTACTGGTAGTTCAACGGAGCTACGGATGGAGTGATATTTGTTCCAGTTGGCGTAAAAGAATTCATCATTGTCCGTGCGTAACTGTCCACGGGTGCAACTGGAGTCGGTTTAATGTCTCCAGTCATTGGAGTCACCGAGTTGTTGGACGTGTTCGATGGAGCAGGCGTCGGAGAAGATAGATTTGGAGCAGAGTAAGATACGGGAGCTGGGGCACTCGGAAGGTTAAAACCTCCCCCAAAGTTCTGCACTGCTCCACTGGTTCCGAAAGCACCGCTCGCTGTTGGATTGAATCCCGAGCCAAAAGAATCGGTTTTGTGAATTTCTCCGGGGGAATAGCTTGGATTAAACGAAGTGATCGAATTCTCAGCTACATTTGAAGGAGTGGAATTATCCGTTCCGTTTGAGGAATCGTCATTCTTATCATCATTTTTTGAATCGTCGTCGGCCATAGTCGTGTTTGGTTAATTGTTAATCTTCTCCCCCGTCGTCATCTTCCTCATCGTTCCCTTCCGCCCCACCATTGTCTTTTGTACCATCGTTAGAAGTGGTCTCTGGAGTAGGAGTGGTAGGAGTAGGAGTAGGAGTTACGGGGGCAATGGGTAGAGGTCTAAAAGGCTTTATTTCGCTTCCTGGTTGATAGCTTTCATCCGTTGTCCAAGTCGATGGTCCCTTGGGATCGACCACTTTACCCGCAACCATGTAATTGGTTCCCCCCGCTTTGGTGTTAGCATCGGCAGCCGATTGACTAGGTGCGTTGTAATTGTGGATTCCACCTCCGTAACCAGATCCCCCGCCGACTTGAGCCCCTTGCGGCCAAGGGTTAGCAATTTGACCTGAGTTTATTTTCCTGACCCATTCGTCTATCGAGTCATCAATCGATTGCGAGTTGGGGGGGTTAAAATACATCCCAGGAGTATATCCGCTGTAGTTATCCATAACTTTAGTATCGGCAGGGAACAGACCCTACTCCTCCGTTGGGGTTCATTTGCAGAGTGATTACGGGATCTCCCATATCTTCTTTCAATTCAGCATTCAGAAGCTGAATGGCTTTTTGGAAATAAGTTTCAGCCCGTTCGAGGTCGTTTTTATCTTCGTACTGCAACGCCATAAGAACCATTTTCAGTGCCCCCTCGTTGCTCGGCATAATGACCGAATTATCGTCGTTACCCGCCACGAACGGGACGAAACGACGCTTGCACATAGCAAGAATCTGTTGCACGTACTGAGCCGCAGGTGTGCGGTATCGTTTGTACAGAGGGGTAGTTTCGGTCGGCTCGTAGGCGGAAATCTGACAAGATTGAGCTGAGTTGCTGGGGTTGACGGCCCACAAGTTCAGATAGGCCTCCGTGATGGGTTTTTGAAATGAAACGAGTTTGGTGATTTGAGTCGGGTATTGGTAAGACCCCGTTCCACTGCCAATTGTGGGTAGGGTTACGCTGATGACGCTATTCCCAGTTGGGTCATAAATTGGGGAGTTATTGGAATCAGTAGCTGAAAAAGTAATGGTGGCTCCCGAATCCAAATATGAGTAAACGATCTTTAAATAATAGGCCGAGGTCGGGTCATTGTAAGTGACGTACTCGTCACCCATGTCCACAGCTTGTTGCATTGGGGAGCTTGAAGTCAGCTTGCCCATACCCTGAGCCATGTATTCTTGCCACCTCGGGTACATCAACCGTGGTCTTGAATCAAAAAGAATACCAAGCACCGATTGGAAACGGCGGGGGAGGGTAATGTAGGACACATCTTCGTGCGTCCACCACTGATTGGGGTCAACCCCAAGGTTAAATAATACTGTGGCCATCAACCCTTTCCACTTCCCAGAGTTGTAAATCCTTTCCAAAGCCGAGTTTATCCTGCTCGTTACAAGAGCCGTGTCCAGCGTGGGAGACACGTACTTGTAAAGCGTCTGTCGAGCTTGGGATAAAGTTATGGACATTGGTTAAATAAAAAGTTCTTGGGTTGAGCTTCGCAGTGCCGAAGTGTTGCCTTAAAGGGGTGGTAGTGTCAAGGTGTAATCAACCAGATAATGGGCTTTTGTTATGGGTCTTGGCCATTTCCCGTATTTCCCGTACCAGTACCCGTACCAGTACCTCCCGTTGGTACGGCCTTAAATGTGTATGAAGCGTGGGCAATCGTTCCGTTGGCCGAAGTCGTTGCGGCCCATGTGCTATCCCCAGGAGCCGTAGCTTGAATGATAACTGTTTCGGCCGTGGTATCTGTTAAAGTGCCCCCGGATAGCGTGGCACCAGAACCACTAATCTTGGATAAGGTTACGGGAAGCCCAGAATTTGATGTGGCGGTAATAGTCACATAACACCCAGAAGTGTTAGCGTAGAGATTTCCGCCCGACGTGTGTTCAGTCGCACCGATTGTGATCGTCTGTAACTCGGTTCCAGTAGTTCCGCCAGTGCCAGTGCCGCTACCTCCTCCAGAGGCAGAAACCGCTACAGTGATTAGCAAGGTGTCTGAAGCGTATTCGGTGGTATCCCCCGGTACGGAAGCAACCAGTTGCAGTGTACCAGTGGAGGTTGGGGTAACGGAGTAGCCTCCCGAAATTGCGGACAAAGTAGCCGTTCCTGAATAAGTTGAAAGAGTCACGGTCTCCCCCGAGGTGGAACTTAACAATAGGTCGAATGATGAACCTTCGGTCGCCGATATTGTGCCCGAAGGAGTTGCGGTAATTTTTTGTGAAATTGCCGTCACCAAAATTGCAATTGGCAAAAGAGCAAAACCCCAATTTGAATCGCCCAACTGATACGCCATGAGGTTAAGGGTTCCGACCCCGTTTGGCACTATTTCGTATCCACCCGTTATTGGAGTAAGTGTTGCGGAACTGGTGGAGCTGGTATCCACATACAAAAGGACTGGATAGCCAGAAGTTGCGGTGAGGTTGAGGTTAAAGGTATTTAGATCCGTTAGGGCGGAGGGTGCGTTACTGGTTATGGATTGGTAAAGTGTAAGGCCAGAAGCGGCACCGCCAAATGGTTCAAAAGAATTGTATTGATCTGATCCGTTTCCGCCCCAATCCGAATAGGGCATACGAAACTGCGGGATGGTAATCCCGTTCGCCGCCATTTCCCTAAAATCGTAGTCATCGTTCGGCCCCATGGTTGAGTGGCCGTGAGGCTAATTGGCGAACGGATTTGAATTTGGCGAGGAGCCTTGAACAACAGGGTCCCCGGTAAATGCGTTAGAGCCAGCGGCAAATACCGCAGGAATTTCTACCTCTTCGTATTGGTAGGAAGAATGGCCTTGTAACTCGTTAACCATCCCCATCCGTGGTAGATCGAGCATCGGATCATTTTCAATTGGATCAACGGAGTAATTAGAAGAGGGTAACATAATGGCGGCGCATGATGTAGATACCTGCTCTCCAATACTCCACATCGTAACTGGTCAACTTGGTAGCAGATTGCGGATCTCCCGAGTAGACGGTAACTGTGAGCCCAGTAGTAATGGAAGTTGTCGCAGTGGGCCCAACAGTATAAGAGAAAGTTCCAGATCCAGCTAATCCGTTTGAAAGGAAAACAGGGGAGGTTGTATTTGCCAAAGAATTTCCCGTAACCACTACATAACTCCCCGCAGGAATTGTAGAAGTAGAAGGAATGGTGATCGTACAAGTGTAGTAAGTTGAAGTTTTACTCGAAATTTTTTGGTGAGCCGTAATAGCAGCAGTGGAATTCACAAAGGTAGAACTAGGCGAGGTGTAAGACAGATACTGGCTCAATGAGGGGCTACTCGGTGCAAAAATGACCTGTTCATTGACCGCCCCCAAAATGCTGTCGTTGTTCAGTGCCGCAAGCTGGTAGCGGATATATCCAGCAGGGTCTCCTTGGCCTGACCCATTGTCTCCAATAAGTCCCAGTGATCCAAACGTAAAGAAAGTGTCAGTCGAACTAGTTACTCCACCCACCACTATTGCAGTGGTATACCCAGTTGTGCTGGGGGTAAAAGTAGTCTGATCAAAGCAAGCTCCCATAATAAAGCCATCATTGATAACATTTGGTATATTGACTGTGAATGAATCCCCTCGGTAAATCAAATTACTCGGTTTAAACTGAAAAAGGGCGTTGTTTGAACTTGTAACCAGATCTGTTGGATACCCGTAGTGAAACGAAGTAACCACTCGGAAGGGTGTGGGAACTCCCACTGCCGCACGCTGGTTTGGAGTCCATTTCACGTCGTACCTTCCCGAAGGCATTTGCCACAAGCTCATGTTTACCCCACGAAGCAACGAAGGGATGGTAAAACTACCTGTTTTATACTCCGTCCTAGTAGCAGGCAGGTAAGGGATTTTGCTTGTAATACGTAAGGTCTTCCACTGGTCGATGGGGTTGTCTTTTTGGGTAAGAATAAGGCTCTGGTAGTTTTGAGTCTTATAGTCATCCATCGTCACTGCTGGACTTCCAAACTGGCTTGAGGCAGTTGCACCAGTTATTAACGCTGGTGGAACTAGCGAAGGAGCCGCTGTACCTGCGGCAACAACTTGTCGGGTGGTAGTTACCTCGATGTTGGCCTGAGAGTCATAGTCGTAAGAAGTAAGAGTTGGGTAAGCTGGCGACCCCGAAGTCCCTTGAGAGGCTCCTCCAATAGATCCCCCAGCCAAAGTTACAACTTTTTGTTTATTAGCAATCGGGCTAACTGGCTGACTATTCGCAGACAAAGTTGTAAAGCTTCCAGCAACCGCGCCCGTAGCCCCAGCCGCTACTGTCTGATCAGTTATTGTTGCATAAACTGCACCTACTGGGGAATTGGTGAGAACAGCACCCGAAAGTTGTGGAGGAGCATCTCGTGTGACGACGGTCTGAACAGCTTTGTGAATCTCGGTCGCATCAATAGTGACCTCAGGTTGGGTTAGGCTAAGTGCTGGAGCAGTGTACAAAGCTGCATCGATTACTTGTTTAGTAACGGTAGCTACTTGCCCTTCATAAGTTGATTTTCCAACAAGTTGTGGGTGAGAAGCAACTGTTGTGACATTGGTGACCGTTGTTCCATCTCCAAGGTTGTCTACATTTGCTTCGAGCGTTAGGAGCGAAGATGTGACCGTCTGGTTGGGGTTACCATTAGAATCGGGTCCGAGGATGCTTTCTGTAATGGTTGCAAGCTGACCTTGCGGAGCCAATTTATAACTTTTAATCGATATAGGCGTCGTGGAGGGAACGGCAATGTTGACCCGTTTCTTTTTAACTTTAAAACTAGAAACCTGTTCGGAAGATGCTTCGGTATCCCCTAAACCGAGCGAAACGTCTGAGGGGGCGGGCTGACCCGCACTTACGGAAGATGTGGTGGTCGGGGGCAACGCATATTTGAACTTCATTGGCATTCCCCACAAGGGACGTTCTGCCGAATAGAGAGTTTCTGGAAAAACCGAAGAGACGCTAGTTACCGAAAGAACATTCTTACCATTACCCAGGTTCTCGGAACTAGCTTCAACAATCGTAGCACTTAAAGTCGGCAAAGATGCCGCTGAAGTTCCCGTATCAACTAGCGTCTCGGTAACCGTGGCAGTTTGTTGCTGTGGAGTGATTTTGGTGCTAGTAAGCGGAACGGGGGTATCGGTGATGTTTGAGGTCACCTTTTCCGCCCGAGTCGAAGTAACTTGTTCAACGACGCTTTCAATCGTTGTGCCGTTAATCGTATCGGGGAGCGTGCTTGGTTGAACAACCGTCTTTGTTGAAGTTACCGTCTGAGCCGCTTGGAATTTTTCGGGTATGATTTTAGCGGAACCATAGGCCACTTTAGTCAAGCCCGGACCAGGGATGGTCTCATACGTGCGTACAACTCGAACATAAAGTGAATCCAACTGCCCGTCGTCTTGATCGTCTTTTAAACGGGTTACTTGTTCATCGACCAGAAAAGCATTTGGATTGCCTGGGTCTACCGAACCAATTGAGAAAGGGGTGTATGAAGACCGAAGAATGGTGTAACTGCGAATATAAATCGGATAACTAGGGTTACTGGAACTAAACTTTAGGGCGTAGTTATAGTCATCCTCGTTAATGCGGTCGGCGGCGTAAACCCGGCGAACCCACATATAGTTCTGCTCGTTGTCTAGGGGCTGCTGAAAAACAAGTTTGAGGTTTGGGAAATTAACTTGATCGGGGTGTAGGTCTCCATACTCCTGTGCAACATATCCGGGTAGACGTGTGTCCACATCCTGTACAACAGTTAAATCCCCGAAGTTCGGGGTAGGGTAACTGACTACGGGCGTCTCTGGTGGCAGTGGTCTGCTAGGTCTGGGTTGTTTACTGGTGGCCATTTTAATCCTCGTCGTGAGTGGAGCGTTTGGTCTTTTTTTTGGGTTTTCTGTGAAATTTCTCTGTGTAGGCACCTCCTACCATTCCACTTTCAGCAGTATCCCTTTCATCCAAGCACACTTGACACAGACCAGCGTGAAGCGCGGGTGCTTCATCGCAGTTGCGGCAAAGATAAAAACTTTCGTTCTGGTTGTACATTGGTAAGTGCGTGGTATGTTAAACTAGGCATGAGAAATGTCTAGGCCAAGAAACTGGGCTTCATCGTATATGCGGTTTTTCCACCCCGAAAGGTACTCGTGAGAAGCGGGGCGGTGTTGGACAATAAGATCGAAAACGTGCAACTCGTCTTTTAAAAATCCATCCGCAGTAGTTTGACGTTTGCGAATTAAATTGGCCTGTCCGCGCCCACTCATGGTGGCGCAGTTAAAATAAACTTCTCCGTATTTGGGGGGCATGAGTTCGATTCGGTCATAGCACCAATGTTTCCAGTATAGGTGGACAGCATCGTCGTAGCTTAATTTGTCAATTTGCTCTTCAGTCATGTTCCAGGGGGATTCTTTGTGCTCTCCGAAATCCAAACCAAATCGAGTTGTCCCACCCGGATCATTGGGGTCTCGTTCGGTGCGTACAAAATTCCAATCTCCGTAGTGCCCTTTCTCAAATTCTGTTTCGTGTTTGAGAACAAAAGGAATGAAGGAATTGAAACGTGAGGTCATAGCCTAATCCAAAAGTTATAGTTTTAAGCTAGGGTCTAAAAAATCTTTGGGGCTTCGGCGTCCCGAAACGTAGACTTGAGTTTCTTGAATCGGTGCCCTCTGCACTTCTTCGGAATTGTCGAGGTTTTGTAATTCGGGAAGAGTTTGATTGCTCTCTACCTTAGTCTCTTCAGTTCGATCTTCGCTCAAGTGCTGCAATGCAGACATAGCTTTCCAATCCATACAGGCTTGTCCCGTAATTAAAGTAGTGACAGTGGCTCCAAAAAACAACACGACCAGATTGGCTAATTCGACTATTTCTTTGGCCACTTCGGCGTGCGTGAGTATTAAGAATGCCGAAGCTCCGAACGTAATTAAAACACATACCCCGGCAAGCAACGCATAGAGAGCCTTCTTGGAATCAAGAGGCTTCTGAGTAAGTTTTTTTTCTATGGCGTTGGCTCTGGAATTCATCATTAGAAAAAACGAACCCAAGTGTACACCGCAACTGAAACTGTGGTGGAAAGCACGATGCGTCCAGCGAGAGAATAAGCGGCCATCACTGGGTTAATGTAGCCAGTGAACATACCTAGAACAAAAAATGCCAACCCTCCAGCGGCGGCGGATAATAATAATCCCAACACGTCCAATTTGTGTTGATAGCGTTTAATGGCAACCTCTTTTCGAGCAGAGTCGTTCTGCCACCAATCACGCTCCCCGGCAATCTTGTCGGCTTGAATTTGAATTTCCGTAGTGGCATTTTTTGCGATTACTACTTGAGCTTCGGAATCTTTTACTAAACGACGAAGGTGCTCAATCGTCGCTATTTGGTCGGCCTTTGAGACGGACGCCGAAAATGCTGGGGAGCAAGTTGCCAGTGAAAACAAAACGACTGACAACACTGAAACCCACAGAAGGGTTTTTTCAAAAAAAGTAAGTGATTGGTTCATAGTAAAATTAACGGGAATTCTTGATCCAACTTTCAATCAGGACGGATTTGGCATCTGCTTGGGACAGATTGGCGTCAATCTTATCAAGCGAACTCATGACGGGCTTTGTGTTGACCGAATGCACGGGGGCGTGGGCACAGGAGCAGAGGAACACAAAGGGCAACAATAGTTTTTTCATTTGGTTGTATCGGTTGTTGGTAAGTCCCACTTTCCAAGCGGGCACGTTTCGTTGGGGATTTTAGTTTTTGGATAGATGTAAACGCCGTTCTCCTTGCAAATTCGTGTGTCGATGTTGAACGAAGGGCAGGCATAGCAAATATCCAAACGGGCGGAGTGGTGCGGGCTAACGGCAACAACTCCCAGCGTGTGGGGGTGCGTGATTGCAAAGGTGCCGGGTTCGCTGTCGGGCAATTCTTGACGCAACGAATAGACGCTATTTACCTCTTTCCATTCCTCCCCAAGGACTCCCATCTCTTCGTTCATGTCGCAAAGATACCCATCGGTAGTAAAACGAATCTTGTCTGGCCCAATGGCCTTGATCCTTGGTCGAGCCGTCATATCCTCGGCCAAAACACGTTCGGCGTAGGCTCGACTAAAACCTTGGGCACCACCTTGAACTGTGTGCGGATTCCGTTCGGCAAAGTCGTTTGTAGTGCCGAAAAAAGTAAGCCCTTTTAAGGAGTTTCTAAGGGGTCTCCAAAAATACGAGTCGGGGTCGAGTTTGACCAAATAATCGGTGCCAAGTTCCAACCCCAATGTAAAAAATCGTTTCCACCAATTGTGGCCATCCCGAAGATTCTTTAATCGTTCTCCGTTTACAAACTTGGCTCCTACAGAATCGGCAATCTCCTGCAAACCAGTCTCATCACCTCCGTCGTTGATCAGTAAAATAGGTCCCGAATCGTTTTGACGAATAGATTCCAAACATTGGGAGACGTAATCAGGTTCGTTGTAGCAAGCGACTACCCAACCAATGTGATTGGTTTCTCCAGGCTCCAAAGGAAATTGGGTTTTTGATTCAATGTATTCTTTGTGGTTTACCACTTTTAAAAACGCATCCCGTGCGGCGACAGCCGACAAATGTTTTCGATATGCGGCATGAATGTGCCTTTCAAAATTGGGGTCCTTCTCCCCTTTTTTGCGGAAATGATCTACAAGATTCTTTCTGGGGATTCGGTTAATCCCCCTTTTCAACCAAAGATCAGTTTTCTTGGGTCGGTGAGTCCAGATGAGATCATAGACGAGAGGGCTTAATTGTTCGTCCGTAATCACGGCATCAATCACAATTACTCAGACTCCAAAGCAAAGTGTTCTTTGACTCGGAGAATGACCGTGACTACCGATGCAACAATCGAAAAACACCCCGCAATTAAACCAACAAACACTGCACAGTCTTGAATTGCGGGGTGTTGTTGAACAAAAGAAAGGGTCGTGGAGCCCATCGACACTGCGGCTGCGGTTAACCCCATGTATGGAAAAGGAGGAAAAGGAGCGTGATGCGAAGTGTTCATTGAACTATGCCGCAGGTGCTGGAGTAGCCGCAGGTGCTGGAGTAGCCTTCACTACGGCTTTCACATGGTTGGCGATGTTTTGCAACGAAGTCGCAATTTGAGCGTCTGTAGTTCCAATAATTGAAGCAAGACG